GGGGGGGGGGGCCCCCACGTTCATCAAACAGGGGAAGGGCAGGGCTGCGTTTCATCCCCGCCCTTCCTTTGAAGCGCCAACCGGCGGCGGCATCAACGTGAAGGGTTACGGTCCCGATGGCGCCGACAAGGTTGGGGAACGCACCTACAGCTCGCGCACGGTAAGCGGAGCTGTTGCGTCGCCGCCTTATCTGGATGGGCGCTTGCCGCCAGGCGTAAGTTTTCGGGTGCGTGCGCTGGCGCTGGCCGGCCAATGGGATGAAGCCATCGCGCTGGTGCAGAAGCACAACGCTGCCCAGGTAGAACGCGGTACGCGCGTTGGCGTGCAATCGCCAGAGGCGATCCGGCGGTACATCGAAAACGCGGTCCACTCCGAACAGGGTTACGGCGGCGCCGTGGCCAGCCCGCCGTATGGCGATGCGTTGTCGAGCGATTCGCCGGGCGGGATTGATTGGAGCAAACAGAAAGACGGGCGCACCGTGCCGCGGCCCAATTCGCAAGGGCAAATCCCCAATAGCTACAGCGCCGATGCGGCGGTCGCTTCCCCGCCGTACTGCGGGCACGTTGGCCATCCAGATGCCGATGAAGCGGCAGGCAAGGGCTTGCGCGTCGAAAAGCGCCAACCTGCCAGCTACACCGCCACGGGCACCGATGGCCAGCAGATCGCCAACCTGCGCGATCCGAAAAACGATATTGATGCCGTGCTCAGTAGCCCGCCGTATGAGGCCAGCGTTCAATGCCAGGATAAGACTTTCGAGAAAACGACTGCAGTTGGGCCAATTGTCAGGGGCAATTATGGTGAGGCCGAAGGGCAAATCGGCCAGATGGAAAAAGAAACCTACTGCGCCGCCATGCTGCGCGTCTATCAGGGGCTTTACGCGGTGCTGCGGCCGGGCGGTGTGGTGGCGCTCGTCACCAAAAACCCGGTGAAGAAGGGTGCCATCCGCCGGTTGGACCTAGACACCATTCGCTTGATGCAGGCCGCCGGCTTCACCTTTCTGGAACGGCAGCGGGCCATGCTGGCGCAGGATTTGGCGACGCAGGGTGATATGTTCGGCGCGGCCAAAACCGTGCGGCATGAGCGAAAATCGTTTTTCAAGCGGCTATTTGAAAAGAAGTACCCGCACCTGCGCGTGGACCATGAAGATGTGCTGTGGTTCCGAAAAGACAGGGTATGAGGGGCTGGCCAGGGAGCGGACGGCGCAGCGGAGTCTGCTGGAGATTCCAGAGGCGCACAGATGAAGTTCATGCCAGAGCATGAGCAACTACTCGCACTCAGGGTCAATGAACTCAACGACGCTGTGGTCGTAATGCTTTTGCAGGATGTGCGGATTGTAGACTTCCTCTTGGCCCCGCCCCTCTACGGTCAGATATTTCGTGGACCTGGGCGGCGCACACTCGTTGCTGCTGCGATGCTCTGGTCCAGCCCTGTATATGACCTAGGCTCGGACACGTACGCAATGGCTGGATTGAAGTGGGTCATGAAAGAATTCGGTCGGCCCACGGAGTTTTGGTTGGAGTGCCGTCCACGCCGAACTCTTGATAGCCGCTGCACGGTCTGCCGGTTGGTTACGGAAGCGCATCCATGACGATGGTCACATTCCATTCAGAGCAAGAGCGTCAGAAATTCCAGGAGTGGGCTGCACGGTGCGCCTCAGACTTGACCGCGCGCAACGATGTCATCCTCGCGTTCATCGTCGCCCTGCCCGACGGACGCATCGCCATCGCGCACAACGGGGAACAAGGGTCATTGGAGGCCATTGCCGACGGCATGAAGGCGTGGCTTGCCGGCGACTATGAAAAGTTGAAGTTGGAGTTTACGAAACCAAGCTGACATGAACCACACCGACTACCGTCTCCGCGTGACCCGGCCGCACGAATCCCCCTCGACCGTGCAAGCCTGCCAGGAAATACTGCGCAGCCGCGACCGGCTGAAAACCATCTACGAGGGCGCCACCATCCCCATGACACAAGACGCTGCCGGCATCTGGCAGCCGGAGTCCAGTGTGTGGGTGCCCGGTCCCCTGGTCTGGTTCTGGTGCTACACCAAAACCTACGACGAGCAATGGCTGGAGAACGGACTCGAACCGTACCGGCCTATGGCTCGCCTGCCGTATTTCCCGTGGCTGTTCAATCGCTTTCTGACCGAGCCGAGAATGTTCACCCCGAAAACCCGCGAAATGCGATTGTCATGGGCGGTGATGTCTTTTGCAGTGTGGCTCTGTCAGTTTTTTGAGAAAACGCGCGTGACTATCCAGAGCCAGAAGGAGGACAAAGTCACGCAGTTGATCAAGGGCAAGAAAACGCCTGGGTACGCTCGCACACTCCTCGAACAGCAGCCAGCGTGGCTGCGCAACCGCCGCGAGTTCCAGCTTGCCGACCGCATCGAAGAATTCCCTGGAAATGAGTTAGAATGGCGCAACGGTTCCGTGTTGCAGGGGATTCCGCACGGGCCGGACCAGATCAGGTCGTTTCACCCGTACCTGTATATCGCGGACGAGGCCGCCCACATTGACGACTTCGGAGCCAGTTACGAAGCGGCCAACTTCGTCTGTCCAAGAATTATCGCAGTCAGCAGCGCGGCGCCGGGATACTTTGGCGATGTCTGCCAGAGTTCAGCACCTAAACTAAGTTGAGGAGGATTCGCATGAGTTTAAGAAATAAAGGCAACCCGGAAGTGAGCGAGGACAAAGCAGAAAACTCTACCAAAGCCTACCGACCGCTTGAACAGGACGAACGGAGCAGACTCGGCGGGCAGTCATCGCAGGGTCCAGGAGGCGTGAAGGCCGACTCGCCGGTGGAAACGCTACTCGAACAGATCAAGGGCTTGCAGGAGAGCGCAGCAATCGCACTCAGCGACCTGAACCTGAAACTCCAGCCCGTCCTGTGCAAGGTTGCGCCGGAAGGGCAGGGAGCCAAGGAACCGCCAGAGCGTTGCCCTAGCTGTGAGATCGAGGAAGAACTCGACAGCATCAGGGGACGGCTGGCACTGCAAAACACCATCATCGCCGACATCCACCACCGCTTGCAGATTTAGGAGCGGGTTCCGGGAAAGGGGGACTCGGACCGCGACCACGGGGGAGGCGTTTCTGGCGCTGCAACTTCCTGTATCTGTGGGCACACGGATCGAGGCAGTGAGTTTGGAACCCGCAGGTCACGGGCTGGTTGCGGACACCGCCAGCCCGTGACACAATCAATCTCACCTTGACCACTCTGCCGAGTCCGAACCGGTCTACACCCAACGGGTAGGCCGCAAAGGACTCGGCATTAACTTTATGGCACCCATTCGCTATCGCTCCCTCGCCGACCTGCCCCGCAAAGAAGTACCGATTCCGCACGGCTGCTCGGAATGGCAGACCGAGTCCGGCATCACCATCTGCCAAATCCTCTACAGTGCCGACCCCGCCAAGGACAATGAGTGGCTCAAGGCTCAGGAGAAGAAGTCTGCCGACAATCCCGCCGGCTTCCAGCAGGAAATCCTGATCAACTTCGCCGCTTACGCCGGCCAGCGTGTGTTCCCGAACTTCCACAAGGGAATCAATGTTCAGCGGTGCTGGAAGTGGGGATGCCCGGTCCGGTGCCCGATTCCGCATCACTTCACCCGCTACTTCTGCTGCGACCCGCACCCGCGGGTGCCCCACGCGCACCTGTGGATGGCGGTCAGTCCCGAAGGCTTCCACATCTACTACCGCGAGAGCTGGTTGAGCCGCATCTATGCCAGGATGGGGGCGGTGCCGGAAGATGACAAACGCTACACCATTCTCGACTACGCCCAGCTGATCAAGCGCCTGGAAAGCAAAGAGATTGACTTCTTCCACAGCGGAGGCTACGCCAACAATGACGGCGCGGACGAGCACATCGAGGTCCGGTTCATGGACCCTTATGGCAAGGCCGTGGCCGCCGACCGCGAGGACGGCAAAGAGAGCGCGAAAACATTTTGGGACCGCTACCTCGAAGAAGGCATTCACTGCATCGAGGCGAAAAAGGACTTTGATGTCAGCGTGGAAAAGGTGAATGCGCGGCTGCGACCTGCCCGCTACCAGGGGCCGGACGATGTCGCCAGCGAAAGACCGGTGATTATCGTTTTAGACGTGTGCCCCGAATTGATACTTGAATTAGAACAGAATCGGTACCCAAAATTGAGTCCGGAGCAAGCTGCCAAACGGGACCCGGACGAGAAGCCCCTGCAAATGCGCAAACACATGACCGACAATATGCGCTACATCGAAATCTTCGACCCCGTGTATATTGACCGCAGCCATTCCACCCCGAGCGTGCGCACCCTGACCGGAGGAGTCAGTTATTGATTGCAACAAGGTGACGCCCAAGAGCGCAAGCGCAAAGACATCTGCGAACGCCGCGATGCCAGCCGCAAATGGCTTCGGGATAACTTTTGGGACGAGTTCGCCGAAGTCTACCAGGGCTACAAAGTCCGCGCCGAACCCCTCATCGACCCGCTAACCAATCAAGAAGATCAGACCCGAACCAACGTGGCCATGCCCACGTTCTGGACCATCGTCCGGAAAAAGGCTGCGCGTCTCAGTGCGCGCCCACCCCTCATCAGCGTCCGCGCCAAGTCTCCGCAGGTCAGTGATTACCTCAGCGGTTGGGCCAGCCTGCAATGGGACCGCGCCGGCGAACAGAGAATCCAGCGACGCCACAACCTGCAAGCGTGCATCTTCGGTGCCAGCGTCAAGCGGCACTGGTACGACACCATCGGCGGCTTCCGTCCGTTCCGCTACCCCAGCGAAAAGGCTCTGGAAAAGTTCGGCTTCGTGGACGATAACAGGGAACTGCGTATCGCCAAGGAGGAGGACATCACCGAGAAGCGCGCGCAGGCGTGGCGCGGCCTCGACGAAAACGAGAAGGCCCGGATCCTCGCCCACTTCGGACCGGAGGTCGAAATCTACGAGCGCATCAGTCGTTTCCAGGGGCCGGTGTCCTCGTTCGTGTTCCTCGGCGACTGGTACCCGGAACCAGAGTTTGAGGACCATCACAGCGCGGCCTGGAACACGTTCCAGGAAATGCGGGACACGTCCTGGCTCACGGTCATGACCAAGAAGTACTACACCGATGAAAAGGGTCAGCGCGTGCGCCTGTTCGACCCCGAGGTCGTCGAGGAAATGGCGTCCAGCGACAGTTACAAGCCGCAGCCGGATAAGGACGAGGAGTTCAAGGAAAAACTGCGTGACGTACTCTACAAGTCCCGCCCCGACTTTGATGTGCGTCTGATACCGGGCAAGCGATTCCTCATCACCGAGGAGCACAGCTACCGCAGCGGCTGGCCCTGGGTCTCGTTCGTCGGCAACGACAAATACTTCTTGGGTGAAATGCCGTACCCGTGGGACTTGCAGGGTCGGTACGCCATGTCCATGCTCGTCCCGATCCCGGACCTGCTCTGGGGTATCGGAGATTCCAGCCTGCGCGCGCTCCGCTTCCTCTACAAACTCCACAACGTCAGCGTGAGCCAGCGCACCGACTTGATCACGAACCTGTTGAAGCCGCTGTACCGCCAGCGGCCGGGGTTTACTCTCGACCCTGAAATCGTTGACCGCGGACTCATGCGCATCATCAAGTGCGCCGAGGGCGACCTCCGGCCAATGGGCGATGCCGTGTCCGTGCCGCCCGAAGCCTGGACGCAAGAGGCTCAGATTCTGCGCATGATGCAGCTGGGCGAACCCATTCTCACCAATTTCGGGGAGCAGACGCAGGCGGCGCCCGAGAGCCAGAAGCGGGCCATGATTGCGCGGCTCCAGAATCAGGTGCAGGAGAGTTTGTCAGCGGACGAGATCGAACGCTTGGGCGAATCCATCGGGGAAGAGACCACGATCAAGATTCTCATGCACCAGTCCACAGTGAACGAGGCCGTGGACGTGCCGCCCCACTACTTCGACACCTTGCGTAACTCCGGCGTGAAACTGAATAGCGCCAGTGTCCAAAGATTGGATCAGTACGAACTCCAAGAGGACTTCGAGGTCTTTCCCGTCATCGGCTCGACCCTGAGCCTAGACGACGAAATGAAGAAGAAGGACGCTTTTGAAATCTACCAGCTTGCGCTTGCGTCGCCGCCTGGCATTTGGAACGTGCGCGCGGCCGCGAAGATGCTTGCCGCAACCTACCGGGGCAGGACTGCGGATGAGCTGGTGCTGCCGGAACCGCCACCGCGGCAACCGATACCGCCGATCAAGGGCTCGTTCACGATCCGGCCCGAGGACTTGGAGAAGTACCCCGAAGTCCGCGAACTCGTTTACGCGGCCTTGAAGGTGCAGTTGCCGGCGACCCATGAAGCAGACAAGAAACTGGCAGGACTGAGGAAGTTGGCAGAGGGCAGTGACCAGGCCGAGAACTTGCTCAGTGATGGCGAAGCCGATGACGCTGACGGTGAGGACGGGCAATGAAAACGGGTCCACTGATCACCGTCAATGCTGTTGGCGACCCTGAGCCTGTGGTCGCGCTCACGAAATGTGAGCAGGTCACAGTCGGCGAGGACTACTCGGTCGCGGGCGCACCCACCCTCGACTTCCGTGTGCGCAAGCCGGAAAAGACAGATGCCTTCCGGACTCTGCCGGCGGGAACGACATACACCTTCAAAAGAACCAATGGCCGGATGTGGAAACCAGGCGAAGTCTGCGGCTACATCGAGACGGTTTCCAGTTCCACTGAATTTTTCCAGGACGAAGCATGAGCACAACCGCGACCGTAATCTCCATTCTCGGGACCTCACAGACCTCGCTCAAGGTCGAAAGCGTCAGCGATATGCTCAGGGGCTGGCTCGAGCAGGAAGGACTCGACCACTTGGTCGCGGCCCCGTTCGAGGTTGACCGGAGCCAGTACGAGCACAAGTGCAACCGGTGCCGGGCAATGCACCCCGAATACGACGAGGAAATGGTGAAGGATTGGGCCATCTTCTCCATCGTCGCCCGAAAACAGATTAGCAAGCAGGACCAGGACAGTGTGGGCCCCGAGGCCGCGAAGTCTGTTGCCAGGGTCGCGCACGCTGGCGAGACCCTGACCCGCGAGATCCGGGAAATGATTCGTTTGAACGAGACGTTTGTTGCCGGCCACGGGGAGTTGAAGCAGGCCGTGACCGACGAAGCCCGCCAAATCCGTGAGAGAATAACCGATGTCGCCAACGGTGCCGGCCAAGCCCTTGCCACTGCCATCGGCATGGCCGCAAACGCCTGGAGCGCGCGCCTCGAAGCCATGAACATGACCTTGCGCAGTATCCGAACCGACGGGATTGACGCGGACATCAGCCGCAGGGAGGAATTCTACAAAACCTGCGCCCAGCGCCGTCGGGAAAACCTGTGGACATGGGTGTGGCGGTTTCTCATTCTTCTCGCGATCGGGAT